GATATTACATATTGATGAAAGCTGGCTACAAAGTAACCTACAATGCGTGGTGTGGTATGTATCTTTATAAAAATAGCACAAACATATGCGTCTTCTGGGACCCGCCAGACACAGCTACAAATGGCACTTACAACGCAAACAACGCAAACATAGTCCTAGACCTTGCTGCGAATGACACTTGCGGGGTGGGTTATCACACCAACTATTCTGACCTTACAGCTAATAGTAACAATTTCATTAGCATTGGGCTTCTGCATTAAAAGGATAAACACATGCCTTCAATCACGATAGAGTTAACAGACACTCAGTACAAGAGTTTAGAGTACGTCACCCCAACTGTTCAAGTCTGGGCTGACAATGCACTTCATAACCGCGCCCGTCTTGGTCAGGAAGAAATTATTGCCGCGTTAGTAGCACACTGTAACGAGAATGATATTGCTATTGCAACAGGCGTTGACGCACAAGTGGCACAAGCATTTGAGTTGGGTGTTGTTAAGACAGCAGCAAAACGAAACGAAGAATCAATGGCTAGTAGTTTGCCGGAGTAATTAGATGCCCATATCTAAAATATTATCAGGCTCTTTAGATAGCGGAAAAGTGTTGCAAGTGAAATCAACTGTTAAAGCAACTCAGCAATCAATAGCAGGGTCAACTTTTGCGGATGTAATGTCTGTTTCAATCACACCAACAAGTTCATCATCAACAATACTTGTTACATGTGACCTTAATATTTCCGCTGCAACGTCTGATGCTAGTCAAACGGCTGCTAGATATACTGGTGTAAAACTTTATCGTGACAGCACACAAATTGCTGTTAATTCGGACGCTTCTGGCAATCAAGCTAAAGTTTGGTTTTCATGTAATTCTACTGAAGGAAATAACTCAGGCTTTCAACAAAACAATTCTAGTGGTTCATTCATGGATTCACCCTCTTCAACGTCAGCCATAACTTATAAAATAACAGCAGCGAATACTTATGATAGTAATTATTACACTTATATTAATAGACCTTCTTATGGAGTAAGCGACAATTATGCCTATAGTCATAAAGGAGTTTCTACGCTTACAGTTATGGAAATTGCAGGATAAAAAATGGCATACATAGGCATAGACCCAAACGTAGGTGACATAACATTCCAGAAGTTTACTGGGACAGGGAGCGCCACTGCATTCACTCTGGCTCAATCCGTTGTGAGCGGTGAGGCTATTGTTGTAACGATAGGAAACGTGGTTCAGGAACCGGGGGTCAGCGCAGCTTATACAGCGCAGGCAAACACTCTTACATTCTCCGCAGCCCCCGCCAACGGTGACGTTATTACTGTGCGCTACTTTGGTCGCGCCGTAGATCAACCAACCAGCTACGCCATGCAGCTATTCAAGTATGTGGCTACAGCAAGTCAGACTGCGTTTACTGGCGCAGATGCTAACGGTGCTATACTGGCATTCAGTGGGAATGATGTAGACGTTTATCTGAACGGTGTGCATCTGGATAGCTCAGACTTTACAGCTAGTAGCGGAGACACAATAACGCTAGGGACAGGCGCGGCTTTAAACGACGAACTTGTAATTAGAGCCTTCCGTGCGTTTACGGTTACTGATACAGTGTCGAAATCGTCTGGCGGCACGTTTGCTGGGGAGATAACAGCGCCGCAGTTTCAGACAACAAACACAATAGTTGATACGGCTGTGTTCCGTACAAACGGTCAGAGCGTAACAGAGGACACAACAATAGGGTCAACCAAGAATGCCTTGGCGATTGGCCCTCTAACAATAGGTTCGTCCACTACGATTACGGTGAACGGCAACTTAACAATACTGTGAGGCATAGATGGCTTCGATAATAAATGTAGACCAGATTGATGAAGCTACCAGCGGTAGCGGTGTGCATATTCCGGGTCATGTTGTCCAAATTCAATCAAGCGTTAGCACCGCTGCTTCATCTATTTCGTCAACATCTTACGCTGATATTCCTTCAATGACAGCGACCATTACTCCAACATCAACTAGCAGTAAGATATTAATACAAGTGAGTTTTGGGGTATTGTCCGGCAATAATACTGGAACTGGTTGTCTAATGAAACTGTTAAGAGACAGCACAGAGATTGGACAAGGCGTTGGTGCAGACAGCCATAATGTTTTTATGCAAAACTATTTGGGTTCAGTGACTAACACCTTTGAGCAAGCAAACCATATGTTTGTAGATAGTCCAAGCTCAACCAGCGCAATAGTTTATAAAATGCAGTGGTCTTTAAGTGGTACTGGTGAGACTTGGTACATGAACAGACGAGGCTCAGACAACTATGCCCGGACCTCATCAACATTTTTGCTTATGGAGATTGCACAATGAGTAAGCTCTTTGTTGATGACATCGTTGAGAAGACCAGCGGTCATGGTGTGGTTATTCCGGGGCATATACTTCAAGTTGTAAACACAACGCATGGAGTTAACCAAGCAATTAATGGTTCAACTTCGACTGAATACACTGGCATTGCGACAACAATAACACCAAAGGTAACAGGCTCTAAAATCTACGTTATGGTAAATATTACATGTGGAAACCAATACAACGGGGCTGAATGGTATGAATCGTACTTGTACCGAGACTCTACTTCTAACCAAATAGGAGATAGGCAAGATATTTATTTTAACGAACGATACGAAATGATTGGCCCTAAACTTTTATTTGCTACCTTTGACCCACTCGCAACAACGGGTGGGACTGCTCGTACTTATAAAGTTTATATGCATGGAGACAGTGGAAATGGCGCTCTGTCAATCAACTGGTCTAGCAATGCCTCACAATCATCAATGACCTTGATGGAGATTGCCCAATGACGAGCATTTTAAAGGTAGGCGAGGTACAACACACCAACGGGACTAGTGCGCTGACGATTAACACTCAAGGGTATCTTTCACCCAAGGTAGTGGCGTTTCATGCACGATATATTGATAGCTCTGTTGGCTCACTTGCAAACGGAAATTACGTTATTTTCCAAACTGCCGATACTAACGAAGGTGGTGGGTACGATAATACTACTGGCATATTTACAACCCCCACAGGCGCGGGTGGCACTTACTATTTTTATTGCAGATTGCTGTATGACAAAGATTCTACCGACACAGGCACTGAATATAAAAACTTATACTTTCGCAAAAACAACTCTACGGTAGGCGGCACTAATATTTCTCATTACTACGGACGAGGCGACTACGACTACGTTGATGGGACCATGTGTGTCAATTTGGCGGCTGGCGACACCATGAGAATTTTCCAAGAAGGTAATGCGACTTTGTACGCAGGGTCATATAGCAGTTTTAATGGCTTCAGAATAGGATAGGAGAGTAAAATGAGTATAGCAGAAGCACTTGCAGAACTAGGCATCAAAGAATGGGTGCTTCGTGGTGAGCCAACAACAGAAGACGAGTTTAAATCAATGTTCCGTAAAGTTACGGGCGCTGATTCCAATGGCTCGGCTATCGAAAGCAGCGATCCTGATGACTGGGGTACAACTTGGTCAGCGGTCAAAGCAAAGGCTGATGAGCTAAAGGCGGCAGAGCCTATGAAGCTGCTACGGGCAGAGCGCGACAGTCGCCTTGCAGTCACAGACTGGTGGGCATCTAGTGACCTTACAATAAGCGATGAGCGTAAAGCATATCGTCAAGAACTGCGTGATATTACCAAAAGCGCTACCAGCCTTGATGATGTTAAGTGGCCTACTAAGCCGGAGTAAGATATGAGCCGTGCAAGAGAAATAGCTGATCTAGGTTCCCCGGCAGCAAGCGGCTTGTCGAACAGGAACCTCATAATCAATGGTGATATGCAATGTTGGCAAAGAACCACCGCAGCCACAGCCGTTACTAACGCTTATGCTACTGTAGACCGTTACAAATTCACAGAAAATACTAGTGGTGCTTTTACCAGCGAAAGGTCAACGGATTCGCCTATAGGCGCTGGTTATTCATTAAAGCTACAGGTTACCACTGCTGATACAAGCATGGCTGCTGGGGACTATGCTTACGTTGTTCAAAACATTGAAGCACAAAATCTTCAACCCTTACAGTACGGAACATCATCTGCAAAAACATTAACACTTTCGTTTTGGGTAAAGTCTAATCTTACTGGCACTTACACAATCGCTTTAGGAAAAGTAGATAATACAGTTTATATATTTGTGCATGAGTACACTATTTCACAGGCAAATACTTGGGAAAAGAAAACAATTACTATAAGCCCTACGGCTGGCAGCACTTCATTTATAACATCTGCTGCTGGTGCAATTGATAATGATAATGGAACAGGGTTGGCTCTTTATTGGTGGTTATGTTCAGGTACAGATTTAAATGGTGGGACAAGTAATGCTTGGTCTAGTACCACTACACATTACACCACAACAAATATCGTTAACTGGTTTAATAGCACAAGTAATAACTTTTACTTAGCACAAGCACAGCTTGAAATCGGAGAAGCAGCCTCTCCGTTTGAGCATGAGGACATAGGAACTACGTTAGAAAAATGCAAAAGGTATTTTGAAACCGTGGAGTGGAACGGTTACGTTTTATCAGGAAATTCATATTCAACTACTCAATGGCTATTGCCGCAAGTTATTTGGAAAGTAGAGAAAAGGGCAGCACCAACATTAACCTATCCAACAATAGGTACTTCCTCTGGCAATGTTGCGATAACCAATGCAACCGCAAATTTCGCTACTCAAGGCAGTGTGATAAGAAGTTATGCTACAACAACAGGTGCGGCTCTTTATAATAACAATGCAGATGGTTATTCGGGTTTAACGGATGATGGAGTTTGTATGTTGTATTCTTATAACGCTACAACTCTTAAAGTAGACGCGGAGTTATAAATGATTATTGAAAACGCAAAGTGGTCAAAAGGTCCACCACCGATTGAAGATGTTGTAATAGGTTTTCTTGCAACCATTGATGGTGAAAAAGTGGTTGTCCCAAAAGAGGTTGGCAATAGACACTATGATGAAGCTATGCGCCAAGTAGACGCTGGCGAACTAACCATAGCAGACGCTGACTGATGTTCGGTGAGTTGGCATTATCCGAAAGGGCTATAGCGGACCAAGGTATTCTAGCCTTTGGTTCTGCAACTGCTGATGCCAACTTCACTGTAGACGGCGCACCTATGTTTGTAGCAAACGGCTCCGCAGATATGGAAGCAATTGGTGTTAAAGCTACAATTGGCGTAGGTGTTCTTGCAGGTATCTTTGAGGCTTCTGCTTTGTTTCTGCAAAGCACAGAGCTTACCCGCTTTGGAACAATTATTGCGGAGATGGATTTTAGCACTGTGCAAACAACGAATGGCACGTTTGTGGCTTCAGCAA